GGAGCTTAAGACTTTTTCCAGCTTTTTAGGCAGGCAGAGCACCCCGAGTGGAACATTAGCAGACATATACCCTATAACTTGTCTATAATGGGCAAGATTTTTTTGTATTTCATCGGATTTAATATTAGTATCGTTCACAGGAGCCCTTAAAATGACTGAAGATAATTTGAAAGTAGCAGAAGAAGCCGTAAAAGAAAAGGAAATAGGGAAAACCGAACCAATTGAAGATCAAGAGAAGATTAATTGGAGGAAGTTTAGAGATCAAAGAGATATCGACCGTAAGAAAGCCGAAGAATCCGCGATAAAGCTAGCTGAGAAAGAAAAAGAAGCAGCGGCGCTTAAATCCGCGATGGAATCTCTTCTAAATAGACAGGCTAATCAAAGCCAAGATCCTTATGAAGAAGAGGATGACATACAAAAGAGAGTAGATAAAGCGATGCAGACAGAGCGTGCAAAGTACGATCAAGAGCAAAAGGAACGAGAGCAGACAGAGTACCCTATACGGTTAACACAAACTCATTCCGATTTTAACGATGTATGCAGCACAGAGAATCTAGACTACCTAGAATACCATCACCCCGAAATTTCCAGGGCTTTTGCTAGTGCTCCAGACTCTTTCCAGAAGTGGTCGGATGTGTATAAGACAGTGAAGAAGCTCGTTCCTAACTCTAACTCTCGTAAAGATGAGAAGAGAGCTAACGAAAACTTCACACGCCCTCAGTCTATGTCGGTAGGAGGCGTAACGCAAACCTCAGACCACGCCCCGCACATGCTCAATGACTCGAAAAGGCAGGCTAACTGGGCTAGGATGAATAGAGTTATCAAAGGTATTAACTAAAATAGTTATGTAGTGTATATTATAATTATGTGCCTAGGCTTAGCGGCTGAACGGTGGAACTCTACCATCCGGCACATACCTTATATTCCAAAAAGAACTTTGACTAGAATATTAAAAAAATATTACTATCAAAAATAGCTGAAATATTGAGTTCGCCCCTCTTCTCTAACATAGACTGATACGCTACTCGTCATAGCAGGCTGATTTTAGTTTGACTCGCCATCATTCGAGAAATTAACTGTTATAAAGGTGAGTATTATGTCTACTGGCATCACTAATATCAATAACATGAGCCCAGAGCTTCCACTACAATTTAGTGAAGATCTATTGTCTACGCCCATGTTCAACCTTATCCACAGCTTCGGCTGTGATATGCACTATGCCGAAGCTAATATCGGCAAAACAACTCGTATGTCTCGTTATGAAAGACTATCTACAAACGGCGGACAGCTAGACGGTTCGGGTATCGATCCAGCTCCAGAAGTTGTCGTTCGTTCTGATATCGATGCTACAATGGAAATCTACGCTAAGACAGTCGTGATCAATGAACAAATAACTTTATACGAAAACGACAAAGTCCTAACTAAATTCACAGCTCTGCTTGGTCAGTGGCTAAGAGAAAAAGAAGATCTCCTTATGAGAGATCTTTATGCTTCTTCTGTGTCATACATCAACGCAGTTGGTGGACTTAACGGACAACAGCCTTCCGAGATCAGCCGTAGCGATATCAATAACGTAGAAAGAATTCTTCTAGGGAACGATGCACGTACAATGCTAGAAGGAATTGACGCTATGGATAAGTTCGGTACTTCTCCAACACGTGATTCTTTCATTGCTCTTGCAAGTACTGATATTACTACAGATCTACAGAGTGTGCAGGGTGTTCTACTAAAGAACGCATACCCAAGCCAAGAAGGCCTAAGACCTGAGGAATATTGCTCAGTTTCTAGATTCCGTTTCTTTGTTTCCTCTAAGGCTGCAAAGATTCCTGGTGCTTCTCAGCCATCTGGACAAACAGTATATACAGTACCTATGTACGGTCTAGAAGCAGCTGCTAAGATCGATCAGAACAACTACTCTGCAATCCTTGGATATAGACCTCCATACGTTGTCTCGTCAGTTGCTCAGAACAGCCAACTTTATGCCAAGTTTGCTATTGCTCGCGCAATTACAAACCAAAACTGGATCTCTGGCTTGAACGTAACCCAAAGACTATAAGGAGAAATCATGGCCTTTACAATTTTAGATGGTGGTTCTTTCACCTCAACAGGAGCAGGAGTAAAAATAAATCTTCCTAGCTCAGCTGACTACGTTAAATTAGTTAACATCACGCAAATGGCAGTGGCTTCCCCTACTGTATGTGTAGCTAGTGAGTGGTACGGTTCCAAGTTTGGTGCTGGCGCGTCTGCTGCTAATGGCGGAATTCGTTGGAGAAAATCGGGATCAAGTGCGATCCTTATTGATTCATTTGCTACTACTGCTGCATCAGACGGGTTTACTTATGTAACCTCCGCCCCTGTAGTGGAAGCTCAGAATGCTAACGCAATTACAGCGATCTCAGATGCATCACCTGCGGTAGTATCTCAGACTAACACCTATGCTGATGGAGACATTCTACGTATTTACAATACAACAGGAATGCTTCAATACGGTGGAATGCTAGTTCAGATCTCTAGCTCTTCAAGTTCTGCTTATACCTTAACTGGTATCAGAGCTTCAGGTTTGACAGCTGGAACAGCAGGTTTCACACGTAGAGTATCTAAGTTCTCAGCAGTAGAACCAGGCTTCCTATATGTTACAGAGATCACACAGGCTGCCTCAGCTGTAGTAAGATTCTCTGTAGACCCAACTTCTCATTATGCGCTTGGTATGAAGATTCGTTTTAGCGTTCCTTCTTCTTTTGGTATGATAGAGATCAACGGTCTTACAGGAACTGTTACAGCAGTATCAGCAGCTAACTACACGTTAACTGTAGATATCAACTCTACTGCGTTCACTGCGTTTGCTTTCCCTCTAACAACTGCATCTCCTACAGCTGCATTGTTCGCGACGATAGCACCTGCAGGAGCAAGTACTCAGTATGACCCAGCAACTGGCTTGTATACTGGATATAATTTTTCTCTCCAACCGTTTAGAACAGGAGAATTCACTCCTTACCTCTACGCGTCAGGCGGGGCAAATAGTCCTGCAGGAGCCAGTTTAGACGAGATTAACTGGATCAGTTACAAGTTGGAAGTATAGACAGGATATAATTTTTCTGATTAGGGGGAGCAATCCCCCTTTTATTAATAACAAGTAGGAACATAAATGAGCGCCAACGTTTTCCTCGCACCTTCACCGGTAGCACCACCTTTCCTGCTTATTACTGGTATTACTAATGCCAATCCTATGGTTGTGACAGTATCAACCTCTAATAGTTACGTAGTAGGACAGCTAGCAACCTTTACTATACCGTTTCCTTATGGTATTTTTCAGCTAGACGGACTTACAGGACTAATAACAGCCGTAGCAGCTGACAATTTAAGTTTTTCCGTAGCAATTGATTCGAATCAATTCGATGCTTTTGTTACGCCAAGTTTGTACCAAGCCCAACCTGCAACTCTGACATACTCAGGAAGCAGGAATATATATAACACCACTACAGCCAGCTACCATTCAGTAGATGGATCTATAGGTAACTAAGGAGCCCTTATGACAGAAGTAATTATTCACAAGAGAACAGGTTTACAACACGGCTGCATCAACACGATTGGTAACTCAGTTCCTGATACTGGATTCAAGAGATTTGCTGAGAAAGACAGAGCAACAATGGAAAAGAAAAAGAAGGATGACGATAAGATAGTTAAAGCTCAGTACCTCCATAAAGATGGTGGGGAGGAGCGTCTAGAGCGTCCATACTGTATGTGGGCAGGACAGCCTATTACCATGTGGAGATTCTTTCACGGAGAAACCTACGATGTTCCTAAAGGTTTAGTCGATGATGTGAACGATCCCAAGAAAAAGATGAAAAAGAGAAGCGGACTAATCGGAACTAATGGCCAGCCTCTAGATACAGACCAGGTAGAACCAGGTTTGCATATGTTCGTACCAGTAGGATTCTAAATAGGAGAATTTATGTCCGTTGTAGCCCCGTCACAATCCACCTACGCTCAAATAGAGCAAAAAGTAAGAAGACTCACAGCTTCTTCTAGCGAGTCGTCGCTGTCTGCTGCGGACATTGCGCAGTACATAAATGATGTGTACAGCACAGATTTTCCATATGGAATAAAATTAGATCAAATGAGGTCAGTATATACCTTTTATACCAGACCCAATATAGGCCGTTATCCCTTGGATGTTAACTACAACCAAGGTGTTAGGGCTCCTATGTATGTAGAAGGCATTCAAGGGACTTTCTTTAAGGACAGGAACCAGTTTTACAACATGTGGCCTAGATGGCCGACTAAGTTTCAACCCTCAGGACTCACTAGCGGAACCATCACAGGTATAACAGCAGCCGACCCAGCAGTAGTTACAAGCGTTGCCCATGGTCTCTCCACCGGGGATAATGTTAATATAACTAATGTGCTAGGAATGACAGAAGTTAACGGTGTTACATTCTTGGTAACTGTTCTCACTGCTGATACATTTTCTTTAGGTATAGATTCCTCTCTTTATACCGCCTATACGAGCGGTGGAACCTGGACAGATCAATCTCTTAGTTTCACTATTGCCGGCCCGTTTTTAAGCAAAGAGGTTGTCTATGGTACTGTCTCAACAAATGGTGCAGCTATTACGATTGCTGATGACGGCAACGGGAATCTACAGTTGCAAACCCCGAACTCTGTAACCTCCGTACCAGTCCAAACTACCAATCCGCCAGTCCCCGGGATGTATAATGTAAACACAGGCAATCCAGGTTTGCTTACTGTTCTTAACGTGGGTTCGGTTAACTATGTCACTGGAGCGTTTACCATAAATTTTGCTACCGCAGGAGTAGTGCCTGATAATGCTGTGACGGCTACCCTTTGGGTATCTCAGTATCAAACGGGACGACCATACAGTATGATGTTCTGGAACAATGAGTTTACCATTCGACCCATTCCCGATAAGGTGCATAAGGTGGAGATTGAGACGTATTTAACTCCTGTCCAGTTCCTCCTTAGCACAGACAATCCTATACTAAATCAGTGGTGGAAGCTGCTTGCTTATTATGCCTCTCAGGAGATACTCAGAGATCGTCAAGATTTTGATGGAGTTGCAGGATTACAAGAGGGGATGAAGCGTCAGGAAGGGCTAGTTTTAGAGCGTCAAGGCACCGAAGAGATAGGGAGCAGAAACGTTACCCTCTTCGCGTCTGAGATACAGGGGCAAAACGGAAGCAACGGCTACGGGCAGGGGTGGTATTAATGAGCGGATACAGACCTCTGTTCATCAAGGGGATGGAGCAAGGACTTATACAGTCTAGACAAGATTTTATCCTTCCGGACGATGCTTACCCTGTTCTACAGAATGCTTACGTTTGGAGAGAGCAAATTAAGCGCAAGCAAGGGTTCAGCCTGTTAGATCGATTACGCCGTAAACTAACTGCAGAAACAGAGCCTAACCCAGACGGAACCGCAACCTATAGCAACGATCTATTAGATACTTATAGGGCTACAGAACCAAATGCACAGATAGAGGCTGGAACAGTTTCGTTCTACTTAGACAAAGGGCTTGGTAACGAAACTCTGTATCAGGATACAAACTCCGACGGTGTTATGTTCCTAATTTCGGGGCCATTTACTATAAGCTCAGGCTCTATAAACTACGCTACCGGCATTATCACGCTTAATTTTTCCTCAATTCCTGGAACAGGGATACCCTCTGAAGCTAATTTAAACTATTTTCCTGCTTTGCCTGCTATGGGGCTATGTGGAAGAGAGCAAGATGCTACAAATAATGAATCAACCATTGCTTTTGATACCAAATATGCTTACAAATACTCTAATGGATGGGAAGAGTTTATATCTGGCACTACATGGTCAGGTACAGACTCAGATTTCTTTTGGAATACTAACTATTGGGTTGGATCTGGCAACCTAAAGATATTTTGGGTAACCAATGATTCAGGAAGCGCAGGAGATCCCATTCGATATACGAATGGAACAGCTTGGGTCAATTTTGCTCCCACAATTGATTCAGTCGGGACTAAACTCCAACAATGTCTGGCTATGCTTCCATTCAGGGGAAGAATGGTCACGTTCAACACTCTGGAGGGAGCAACTCTTGGAGGATCTACTTCTTTCTCAAATAGAATCCGATGGGCAGCTATTGGAAACCCTTTCTCCGACGAAGCCGTTCCAACAGTAACTGATGTAAATGAAAATGCCTGGAGAGATGATATAAGAGGCCAAGGAGGTTTTCTTGATATACCTACGTCGCAATCTATTATTGCTGTGGGATTCGTCCGCGACTATCTGGTCGTGTATTGCGAGAGAAGCACCTGGCAACTCATGTATACAGGAAGGAGTATAGCCCCCTTCCAAATCCAAAAGATTAATTCAGAACTTGGAGCAGAGTCTACTTTTAGCGCGGTCCAGTTTGATACTTCTTTAGTAGGAGTGGGTCAACTTGGGATTGTAGAGTGCGACAGCACTAAAAGCGTCCGAATAGATATAAAGATCCCTGATTTAGTATTTCAGTTTAGCAATACAGACTCAGGAACAAAAAGAGTCCACGGAATTAGGAATTTTCAGGAAAGGCTAGCTTACTGGACGTATGCCGACAAGGATACCGCCGATGTCTACCCGAATAGAAGACTGGTATACAACTACGAGAATGCATCATGGGCGATATTTACAGACTCTCTCACATGTTTTGGAAACTTCCAACCTGATAAGTCTGCCCGTTGGTTGGATTTCCCCTCTACTGACCCCGCCAAATCATGGGAAAACCAAAACTATCCTTGGTCAAATAGGCCTGCCCTTGTCCCTCTTATAATTGCGGGTAACCAACAAGGATTCATAGAGTATTTAGACTCTCAAGTGACGAATGACATGAGCTTATTTATACAGGCCATCACTGGAGCTACTCCGACGGCTACTCTAATAACGTCGCCAAATCATAACCTAGCTGATGGACAGGTTATAGAGATCTCTGGCATCCCTGCAGGAACTCCTTTCGCTACCAGCTTGAACGATGGAATATTTGGGATTGTTAAAGCTTCCAAGGATACTTTCTATATCTATACCTATAATTCTCAAACTCAGTTATTCGA